TTGGTTCCTTTGGCACTTCAAGAACTCGATAAAGCAAATAATGATTCTAATCTTTCCCCAAAGACTATTCGTTGGTTTTCTCAAATACCAACAGATGAGGAAGTAATTCGACCGCAACGGGATAAAGAAGAGGATTCTTGCGATGATAAACCGGGAAATATATATTTCTCGAACTTTCGCCAAAAAAAGGGGGGAGTATCTTTGAGCGATAACTTTATGGAAGAGTTAGTAAAAGACATGAATTCTGAAATGAAAGAAATGCATAGTAAAATTGGTAATATCCAAGGGCGAATTGAGAGTATCGAAGGTAAAATTGGAAGTATTGAAGGTAGAATTGAGAATATTCAAGGACAAATTGGGAGCATTGAAGGTAAAATTGGGAACATCCAAGGGCAAATTGAAACCAACAGTAAATGGTTTTGGGGGTTGCTCGTACCTTCTTTAGTAAGTATAGTTTATTTTTTGTATAAAGCAGTATATATATTAGGCCAGTTAAAAGTTGTATCTAAATAAATGTAATCTACATTACTTAATTTAATACTACAAACCTTGCAATCCTTGCTAAACAAGATTTTTGTGGAATTGCAAAAATATACGGAAAAGCAAACCCAAAAACACAACTTACGATCCAATAGCCTTAGGGCGTACTCGAGAGACCAATAGTAGTAAGAATCTTGTCTAAGTTATCCCGGTAAACAGTATTTATGACCTCTGTTATAACCAACATGTTCCCTGCCTCACGTCTTGGTAAGATTCTACCAAGAATATCGGGAATCCTTTTTCGACTTCAACACTTTTCATTTCTCCCGTCCAAATGTCATTACAAATTATTGCCTTACCTGGCAAAAAGATACGGATCCGAGTAAACAAAAAACACCCCCGGTTTCCCGGGGGATGTGGATGGTTACTTCGTTATCCGGTTGATGATTGTGGCAAGCTCTCCCCAAGACACTCTGTCGCCGGGCTGGTGGTTGCTGTTTATGATGCCTTTTTTCCGCAGGATTCGGATTTCCATTTCTGGATCCCAAGGCTCGGGTCGCAGTTGATATTTTGTGATTTTAACTCGGTCAATGAACTGGCCCCACTTTGGCCAGAGTATGTGAGGGCATTCCGTCTTGGTCCACCTGCGATGAGGAACCACACGGTCCGCAGGTAGATTAAGCGTCACCAGGAGCCATGCCACCAAGAGTACCGCGTTTTCTTCTGCTTTGATGCGATCACCATCAGCGTTTTCGCAGATTTCAACTCCGATACTCTTCATGTTTCCAGGACCTCGACCGTCGCCCGCATGCCATCCGATCTCATTGAGTGGAAGATGCTGAACGGCCCCCTGGTCATCAACGGTAAAATGCCAAGATACTGGGAGGCTGGCTGCCTTATCTCCCTTGAGGTAAGCTGCATGGGCCGCTGCATCCGCACCTTTCGCAGGATTCGCAGTATCATGAACTGTGATGAACTCCGCAAGTAGAGGTAGGGCCGGTCTGTTTTTGCGACCAAACGGGATGAAATCCTCAGTCAGAGGTATTGGACACATCAATTTGCTCACCAGCATCAGCCTTCTTTCTGAGCTGCTCAAGAGCGCTCTTCAGAAATGTTGGTATCGGTACGCCTGCTCTACTGCAATTTTCAATGATGCTCAGTGCTTCGTTAGCCAGATAGAACCATATCGCTAGCGAACGAAAAATTTCCTGCCCAAGCGCCTTATCCAACTGAAATGCCAGTGCCACTATCACGAAGAGCAGGACTTTCTTCATGATGCCCCGGGCTCCGATCTCCGAGTTCAGCTTCTTCTCGCTCCAGGCCGCAATGAGTCCTGTAATATAGTCGAGAACTACAAACAAAACGAGAACCCGGAGCATCAGGTCCCATCCTCCGAGAAAACTGGTGAGAAGGCCACCTAAAACCGCAATACCGGATTTAATATACTTTTCCATGTTTATCCCCCCTGAATTAACACAAAAGCCGCCTCCGGGCGGCTATAATATCATGTTAAGACCTATATCAGACTATCTTCCCCAACACCACTCCACTATTTCCGACTAAAGCAATTAAAACCCGATCGCCAGCGGCTGGTGTGTAACTTGAAAGGTAGGGATACGTCTTTGTACTAGGGCTTGACTCGCCGTCGAATTGTACTTGAGGACGGCCTGCGGTGTATGAAGCTGGAATGGTCCCAATGCGGAATACCCTAGTAGATTCGTGGGAGGCAAGGATAGCAATCAAATCTTCTGCTTTCATACACTTACAACCCTCCGGATTCTATGTTTCATCTTCGCTCCTGCCCTCAGTTCCATTTCCCACGAGACCTCAGCATACTTGGCCGCTAAGCCCAGGGCCGAAAAGTATAGTTCTATCACATCACTATCGCTGTGTATGGGCATGATTGCGGTTTCAAATTCTACCTGCTGATATACTTGCGAGGCCTCAAAAGCTAGACGGGCTGCTTTTGCATCAAGACTATCCTGGTCTGCCGCATCTTCTCCTTCTCGGAAGTCCACGATGACTCGGCCTCTAGACACAGTTGAGGTTGGACTATCAGGATTATCATTTGTATATGTGCTAACTAAGACTGGGCGGTCAGGTTCGGATACTACCAAGACCCAACGATTAGCCACATCAAATAAGTCTAAAGTTTCAACAACCTCTGGAAAGATTACGCTTTGATCGTCATCCCGATAAGTATATTCGGCGGCCCTATCAGCAGGACTAATATAGGGTTCTGCCACAGCCACGCCGTTTTCGTCAAACCACAAAGATCGGTAGTTTATTGCGCTCAAGAGGTCGTTTATTATCCGGAGTTTTGGCGTCCCGGGTGCCCACTCTCTGTCCGCTGGTAAGGTTTTGTCGGTAGGCGTCAAATTTTGATTAGTGATTCCCGCCCCGTCCAGTATCTGCTTAACCGCGGTGATGTAATTCGTACCTGCTGTAACGGTACATCTGTCGGTCACCCTGTCGTCGCGAAGAATCACCAACTGGTCATAAGCCTCTACTTCCCTTATTATTTGGCCCGTTTTAGTGACCTTCCGCGTCGGCGTGGAAAGGAGAAATACTCCCTGAGGCCACTCGGCCCATCCTCCATCAGGCATTTTCAATCTAATCCACGGCTTAATCCGGTCAGAGAGCCAGTTTATATTAGCACTGTCCATCAAAGTAAAACGAGCTGTTCGCTTGATTTCAGCTAAGGCATTGTTCGCCACAGAAGCTGCCAAAACAGAATCAAGCCATCCCTTTGGCTGATTGTTTTTATCTAAGAGTTGATAACGGAACGAGAGAGTCCGGGCAGGAGCGTGAAGGGCGACTCGGACCTCCTCAGCTGTATATCCATTTCTCCCAAGAGCCTGCACTTAGACCGCCTCCGAATAATCCACAGCAATAATTTCGAAGGTTGCTTCTTGGCCGTAGTGCGTGTCGATCTCGGGTAGTTTCAAAATGACTCCGAAGACCTTGCGACCACTACCATCCCGGTAACAGAGAATTGAACGTCGACGGGCCAAAGCCCGAAGGACTGCCCAATCATTGGAATTCTTAAGCATCTGCAATCCGACTCGAACACGCTCCTCTGCTTGCTCGCCAAATTCGATTACAGGCAGAGTGCGGCCAGCGAACCGTAACATCTCAGCCTCAGGCTGCCAGTCCTCGCCACACTCAAGACCGTCATATAAGAAGTGATGAGTTGTTCCAACCGGGTCAACTGGGTCATGGAGCCAGACACCTGTAAATTGGACAGACCCGCTCTGCACGGAGCTTTCCGCCGTCGTTTCATCTACTGAAACTGCGACTGCTTTGTATTCGTATTCCATGCCGCTAGCGACGGTATAATCATCGTATCCACTATTTACAGGCAAGTCTGCGGCAATTCGTACCCATTCGCCGCCTGTTTCGCGTCGGTAGATATGGTTGCGACTTGTTGCAGGTTTGCCTGGATCATTATCAGGATTGGTAATCGTAAGTATTATCTTTGCTCCTGCATCATCCTCTGTAATCCCCAATACTGGATTGGTAGGTGGCACAAAATCTGTCGAAAACGTAGAACTAGCCGTATGACTCTGCCCTGTAGAATCCCAAACGGTTACCTCCACCGTGTACTGGGAATAATTGTCCAAGATAGTTTCGAACCTATATTCGGTATTGTCTCCTGCCAAGATTCCCGAATCTTCGAGAACCTGCAACTCTGCATCTTTTAATACCGCCTGATATTGCACCTGCGGATCTGATTCGGGGTCTGAATAAGACCACGTAACAGTCAAGACACCCTTGCCATAACTGCCACCATCCGGTGGGTTTGTTATTGAACATGCAGGAGGCCGCCCAGTCCTAATGCTTACCAGGGACGAATATTCACCTACAACATCTTGCGAATCCCAAGTCCGCACCTGCCATTGATAGTCAATACCGTTTTCAAGGGTATCAGCAGGTAAAACATGACTGCTTGCACTGCTCGCAACTTTTCCAGAATCATAAACAGTTGTTCCATCGCTTACGCGCTTGATCAAAAGTTGATACGCCGATTGCACATCGCCATTATTTGCTTCGTCAGGATCTTGAAATTCCCAAGAAAAAGTTTTGCTAGCCGAAGCATCGAACACTTCCCCATTTTCCGGGGTTAGATTTGTAGGAGCATAAGGAGCCTGATTCGTGTAGATATATACCGGATCACTATAAGACCCAAACAACCCAGAACCAGTGTCCTTGGTTCGAACCTTCCAATAATATTTGGTGCTTCCTTCCAGCACGCTACCAGGCACATTGTAACTGCTTGAACCTGATGTAACTTCTCCGCTGTCGTGGACCAACGTGTCATCGAAAGCGCGGTAGATTAGAACCTGGAATGACTGCTGTGGATCGCTATCTGGATCATTATGTGTCCAAGTCAGGGTAGGTGTAAGAGCGTTCACTTCTTCTGGATCTCCGCTCGTTCCTCCAGGACTAAGGTTTGTTGGCACTCCAGCAGTACGGTTGGGCTCGAAATACTGCGCCGTTGTTAAACTGCTCTGCCTGCCATAAGGATCCTCAACCTGAACCTGCCAGTAGTAAGTTACACCGTAAGTCAGATCCCCTGCCTGAACATCATAATATTCATTTGAAGAAGTCACCCATCCAGTGTCACGAATAGTAGCGTTATCAGAAGCGCGTTTAATCAGGATCCGATACTTCGCCTGACTATCTCCATCCGGGTCTGAGAATGACCACTGAAGCCTAGGCGTGTCATCATTGGTAATAACCTTGGGATTCCCTGAATCCCCCAGCGGTGAAACTGGAGACGCCGAAGGAGCACGGTTGGTGTAAATATACACCTCAGAAGTATAATCGCTCCACAGACCGCCAGGATCTTTTACCCGGACCTTCCAACGGTAAGTCTGCCCTTCTGCCAGAACACCGCCAGGCACATCATAGTATTGATTCGAAGAAGAGACTTCCCCAGTATCTTTTACAACCACGCCATCCGAATCGCGCGTAATTATGACCTGAAAACTTGCCTGCGAATCTCCATCCGGATCAGAAAATGACCACGATAATCTTGGTGTGGTGGTGTTAACTCTTTCAGGACTCCCCGATGAACCTCCAGGTGTAAGCGAACTAGCCGTAGGAGGAGTGTTATAAACTACAGTTAGTTTTGGACGCTTAGATGCATCAGAATAGTCATCCGAAGCCAAGCGCACGTACTGTGGACTTGCCGAAGATATGCCATTCCAGACAAATCCATAGTTAGTCCTAACTCCGGTAGTCCAAGCCACTACAGATTCGGTAACATCCCATGAGTACCAGCCAGAAGGCAAATCATGGTCAATAGACCAACGGTATAGATCCTTAGAACGATATCTGGGGCTGGTGTTGTAAGTCACATTTTCTGGCCAATCGCCATCGATCTCCTGCAAATAGATGGACTTGGTATATATCCAGGTACCGGTTCCAATTACATATAGGGCATAAGTAGCCGACGAAACAACCGCATTAGCAGGAATAGATGACAAATCAAAATAAACATACGCATCATATGCACACTGATCATATGGACTATCTGCCCCAGCACGCAAAACTTGGTCATTAGCATGCGATGTATCGGAATTATACGAATCAACATAAGTCGCTTTTCCAGAAGGGTCCAACTGAATAACTGTAGTTGGGTCTAAAATCACCGGAAACTGTCTATCAGGATCATCAAGCCATGCACGGTCAACCTGAAGCACTAATTCAAGCCCATTCTGGCCTTCTCCGATCCATTGGTACGCCTTGCCTTCCTGATCTTCTGCATCATACACAACAGGGCGCTTGAACCTAGCAACTACCTTACCATTTCTAAGCCAGTCAATCGTGCCATCTCGTAACTGCCGATAATCTAATCCACCTGCGCTTATGCTAAATCGGAATTCATTCGTGGCATTTGCTGATTTGATTATGAACTCCGATTTTATGGCTTTATGATATACTCGCCGAACCCAATCAATGCCATCCCAGGCATCTGGATATGTTGCTTTTGACCCTTGGATCTGAGTCTTCGAATTATTCACATTAACAGGGCGAATAATTATATGACCTTTTCCAGGAACCTCAAAACGCTGTGGGCCTTTCGCACTTCCGGGGAAATGAGCACGGAAAGGTGCTTTTACAACCCTGTGTTGGTATCCTTGTCCACGCTCACCAGCCTGGGCATCTTCGATAGTCGTATCAATATCCTGCCACTTTCCATGCTCATCCTGATAGTGTATAGGCCCAATGTATATTTCAGCCTCAATCTTTCCATCATCACGCAACCAGTGTTTGCTGTTTATAGTTCTACGGTGTATTAACTCTCGAATTCTTTTCGCCATTGTTTACCCTCCTATCGCCCTGGCAACTTGGGGTAGCCTCTCAAACAGCATGATAATCTTCCGCACTTCATCTATGTCATTGGCGTGGACGTGGACCTCAGCCCGAAGAATCTGGGGCCTGCGAGAGATGGCTTGGGCAACTGCATGGGCAAACTTCTTATAATCAATCGGGACGCCCCGATCTAAGGGAACTACTGCTTCAGGAATACCTTTCTCCGCAAACGCGTATTTAGCACCAGATCGCAAACCCCAGCCTACCACCGGCTCCATAAGAATGCCGCCACTGGCCAGTCCTATTGCTGACCGGAGTTCGTCAATGGATGCGCCGGGTTGTTCTCGCATAGCTGCCACAAGTGCGGAATAATCTACGATTTTTCCCGTGGCTTTGTGGATCTGTTCTGCGATGCTCTGAGCACGGCGGTGAAACTGACGCGGTTCTTCTTTTCGCTCCGGAGGTTTAAATCCCGGTTCTAGTACCCTTTGAAGCTCCAGGGCTGCTTTGATATTTCCGGCCTCAAGATATTTTCTTTGCTGGGCACGAACCATTTCGGTTGATGCTGCCTGTTTGCTGGCGTCAGCAGCCTTTCTAAATTCTTCTTCGGTCTTTGCTATCTCTTTCTGAAGATCTGCCCAGGCTTTCTGCTCCCGGAGAAGCTCCAGATACAGTTTTTGAGTCTCCTCAGCGTTTTCGCCTTTGAGAACCTTCATACATTCGTAGCCAGAAGACAGTTCGGCAATCTTCTGCTCAATCAACGCCAATTCGGCCTTCTGAGCTTCCAGGGACGCCGTTAAGATGTCAGTTTTATCCTTGACCGGGTCCAACTGTGCAGCGAGTAATTCGAATTTTGTCCGAACAATTTCGATACTAGTATCAATCCTGGCTGCTTCTGAACTGATGCGATCCTGTAGGTTCATAACTGCTGTCTTGACGCGGTCGGTTTCAACAACCACTGTGCTGGCCGTTCTTGTAGCAGCATTTCCTACAGAGTCTATTGATTCCTGCGCTTTTTTCATCTCTTCCTGCATCCGTTTCATTTCTTCCTGCATTTCTTTCTGCATCTCTTCCTGCATCCGTCTCATCTCGGCCTCGAAGTCACTTAAGCCTTCCTTACCTTCGTCGGCGCCTTTCTTGAGTTTCTTGAAGAGAAAAATTAAACCTGTAATCCCGGCTGCTATTAACCCAACAGGACCAAGCAAGGTCTTGAATGCGATTCCAAGACCAGCGATAGCAGCAGTGCTGGCAGCACCGGCAAGACTGAGTTTGGCGGCAAGCGTCGTTATCAGCGGAGTCACTACTGCAATACCGGCTCTTATACTAACAATGGCCTGAAAGAATTGGCCCAATATCCAAATAGCTGGACCTACCACTGCCACTATTCCTGCAATAGTCAAAATGAATTTCTTCGTGGAATCGTCAAGATTGGTAACCCATTGAACTGCTGGCCGGACATATTTTTTGAGCAGTTCTTCCAGGGCTGGCTTTATTTGCTCGCCAAATGACTTGGCCATCAGCTGAAGGTCGTTTATTAGCAACTGAAATTGTGATTTGAGCGTACCGAATCGCAGTTCGGCTTCGCGGTTCAGTGCGATGTTTTCCTGCCATGCCCGATTCCCGATCTCCATGCTCTGCCGGAAGAGGTCACCAGCATTCGCCGCTCTTAGCAGAGCATCGCGGACACGTATCTCAGAAAGACCGAGTTCATCGAGCACAGCGAAAGTGTTCTGCCCGCTGGCAGAAACTCGACCGAGACCCTCGATGAAAGTGATAAGGGCACTTGCAGCGTCTTCTTTGAAGGCTCTCGCGAATTCGCTCGCCGACATACCTGCAACAGAGGCAAACATCGTTAGTTTTTCGTTGCCGGATGCAATTGCATTGGCAATCTCAATCATGACTCTGCTTACTGCAGAACCACCGGCTTCCGCTTCGATGCCCACGGAGCTCAGAGCGCCAGCTAGAGCAAGTATCTGCGCCTCAGTCAAACCGATCTGTTTCCCGGCACCGGCAAGACGGAGGCCCATCTCAACTATCTCCGCCTCACTGGTAGACAGATTGTTACCAAGCGCAACAACGGTGGCCCCGAGCCGATCGAATTGCGTCTGCGGCATCTGGGTAATGTTGGCCAATCGTGCAAGAGCAATCGCCGCTTGTTCACTACTTAAATTGGTAGTTACGCCAAGTTTGGCCATAACCTCGGTAAACCCAAGGATATTTTCTGTCTTTATGCCGAGCTGGCCGGCAGCTTCACCTATCCCATATAGTTCTTTTATCGCAATAGGAATCTGCCGGGCCATATCCTCAAAACCTTGCTGCAGCGCCAAAAGTTCTTCCTCGGTAGCATCGACCGTCTTACGCACCCCTGTGAATGCGTCCTCGAGGTCGATAGAAGACTTAATGGCGGCAGCACCGAGAGCTGCAATTGGCAACGCGACCCTGGTAGTCAGTTTTGCACCGATATCTGATAAGCGTTCTCCGGCCTTCTGGAAGCCTTTAAGAGATGCCTCAGCTTGCTTAATCTTGGCCTCGGCCTGGCGCAGTCCTTCGTCAAATTTATTCAGTTTAAGACCCAGTTCGGCCCAGATAGTGCCTAAGCTTGACATGGAAGGAAACCCCCAAACCGCTAACGAATCTTTAGGCGAGGTGGTAAAAGTGAAATTTTTTACCGAGCATCAACTTCGGGCAGTTCTTCATGGTAATCCCAATGAACTTGCTAAACGCTTAAAAAAATGGCTTAAAAAACCCTCAACTCAACCCGAGATAGAATTCTGGTTTCGGAATTACTTTTCTAAAGGTAAGGAGTTGCCCAGAAAGAAAGAACGATGGGAAATCGAATCTCAAGTATACATTCCATTAATACAAGAAGCATTGGCCCTTGAAAAACAAGGTAAGAAAGAACAAGCCCTCGCCATTTATCTTCGTATACTTGCCGTTTTCGAACCCAGAGGAACAGCGTATTATGAACGACCTGCCATTATTCTTGAAAAAGCCGGACTGATTGATGAAGCCATCGAAATATGCAGGAAAGCCTTAAATAATCCCTATCTGCATCGATCTCGCAGCGACTTCGAGAAAAGACTGCAGCGCCTTGAGAAAAAGCTTGCTAAGATCCGAACAAGTGAAAAGGGTTAAAGGATATCAGTCTTGGTCGTTGTCTGCTCCTCAACCCTTTGCTTGACTTCCATCACCCACACAGCCGCCGCCTCGTCAACCCAAAAAGCCTGAAGCCCCGTCAAACCGCTCAAATATGCTGACGGGGCTTTGCCCCAAGCAACCGACACGGAAACTAAACGCTCAAACCCCTCACTCTCCACGAAAGGAGCGCAAGGCTACCACGTCCCCGACTGCATAGTTGAAAATAGCCATCTTCTGGGACAAGGTCAGAGGCTGAATAGAAGCAATTTCATCCCAGGTAGGCTCGACAAGCGCTTCTTTAACAACAGCATCGATTATCGGTAGTATAGAATCCATAGTGCGCTCTTTGACTTTGTCAACCTCAGCCTCAAGTTCTTGCTCAATTTCTGGGAGGGACTTGCCCTCTTTCGCCTTCTTGACAGCAGCATCAAGTAAGGGGTTGCCAATCCCCACTCGGAGCAGGTGAGGCGTAAGCTCCACGGATCTGACGGCCACATTGATAACGGCCCCTGGTTTGAAGCCAGGAATCTCAATTACTTCCGGCTCTACCTGAGCACGGATTTCGTCAAGAGAAGTAACTCGTTTCTTGGCCATGACTTACCTCCTAACTCAATTCAGCCGGCAAAGCATCTACAATTTCTTTCTTGTAGAGCCCAGTAGTTAGGCTGGGATTCTGCAATACTTCGATGTTCATTTCAGGCACAACCCAGTTCTGATCCTGCAGGGTTTCGTTCCCAAAAGTAGCCCTGCAGTAATGAAAAGTGTACTTAATATATCCCTCTACCTCACCCCGGGATCCATGCGATGTTGCATAAACCTCGGCTTTAAAATATGGAGGATCCTGCTGAGCCTCTATACTTGGAGCCTCCCAACCTACTATCCGTTCCTCGGTGTCCTCTTGTACAGTAATAAGTTCTCCACCAGCCAATTCCTTGATGGCTGCGGCATCAAACCGGGCATCTTGTAGTGTAAGGTTAATAGCTACAATGGTGTCGGGGTCCTTGACGTAAGCAAGAACCTTATCTCCGCCTCGCAGGACCGCAGCATTTCCACCCTCAGAAACAACAGATACCGCTACCTGTTGAGCGGTTTTAATCGCATACGGGGTTGCTGGGGGGTCTTGTTCGGTGCCATCTGCTTGTATCCCTGTTATGACTAAACCCCGCACCCCACGGATATAACCCTTCTTAATTTGTGGCAAGGGAGTAGACATGCTTGCTCATTCCTCCTTCTATTGGTCTTACATCTATTGGTCTTACACCGGTTCAAACAATAAAGCCGCCTCGAACATCACAAGACGGCCGATAAGTTTCTTTTCCTCATCAACGAAGTCGCCGCCACCCGGGACCCACTCCAGAAAATAATGTTCACCGTCGTCCTGGTCGACGATTTCTTGGCCATTCAAGGCCTCGATCACTGCCCTCTCTAAAAGTTCCAGCCCCACAAAAGAACTCTGGTCATTGTAGATCCGGACCTCGATTGGCTGTGTCCCGGCATAGGAAATCATCGGGCTTCCTCGGCCAGTAGGAGTTTTAACCGTCGCATACGGCGGTTGAACATTATGCGGTGCGAGAAAACCTTGATAAACCTGCCCGCCGAAAGAAGGAACATTGGCCTTGAGATGTTGAATGACTGCGCGGCGCAGCATGGGCTATTCCTCCTTCCAAAGCCGCTCGTAGGTCCGGTAAATCTCGGGAGCTGCGGCGTCCAAAGTAGGTTTGAGGATCGCGTGTTTACCGTCGTTTGCAAGTTCGAGAAAAACGCCATAATCCACGCTGTGGGCTAATGCGATTTTGACTTCATTCGCACCAACAGCAACTTCGCCTTTCAACCCATTCCGGGCATTGCCGGTTCGGTCTTTCCAAGGCGCGTTCTGTTTCGCCCGGCCTTCCAGTTTCCCCGCCCAATCCTTCGCCAGAGCAATAACCGCTGCCCGGCGCCGATAAGCCCAGTTTTCTAGGTTTCTTATGACTTCATCAGCGCCAGGCATATCAACTCACCTCTTCAAGCACTGCATGTATCTTAGTAATTTGCCCCTGGTACTTGCGAATAACAACCCTGGAGACCCGGAAACTTTGGCCGTCAACCGTAAACATATCAACTACATCACTTCCAGCCCTCAAATCTGCGTCCCAGGGTGCAATCAAGGTCCAGGCGGATGTTTGAATACCTCCCGCTTCATTGCGAGAAATCCTGACCTGACTCAAGCGCGAAGGAACCAAGCGACCGGTGAACGGAGGTAAATCGCTTTCTTGTTTCACACGTCCACCGGCACCGTCATCTACGTATTCAATTCGGTGAATCGTGATCTCTACAGGGTTCTCTGCTATGAGCCTGGATGTTGCTTCGCGTAGAGCCAAAAGAATCTTTGCTGTCATCTAGGTTCACCTTCATAAACAACCGGCGGATCGAATGCCAAGAGTCTCGACCGCTTCCCGGACCTCTTCGCATACATCTCAGCCATAGCTAAACAGTGGTCACGGTATGCTTCAATACTCACAAACCTGTGCCGCTCGTCGCCGGCCTGGCTCTCCTCAAGCCCTCCCCGCTCTGACATTGCTCTAGCAGCCTTCCGGGTCCATCCCTCCGAGGCGGCAGCGTTTATATCAGCCGCCTCGGTCAGGATTTCGTCAATCTCGTCATCGGAAAACCGAGTATCCCCGTCGGTACCTCCTTCGGGAATATTCTCGTCAATCAACCGGCGTAGCTTTGTTCGCAGCTCATCAATCGGAGTCATAAAACCTCACCCCTTATTCGGGGAGAGTGAGTTCCTCAACGCTGTTCGCCGGCGAGGCAACTACGCCGCGACGTGCTCTAGCCACAATCTGTTGCTCGATTAGCCTGCTGAGGTCTGCACCAGTGGCGTCAACTCTTAGGTCATGCTTAACCAGTTCACGGAAATATTTCTGAGGTTCAATGAGGTACCCTTTGTTTGTAGCACAGCCGGAATACTCATAAGTCTTTTCACCGACTGTCACAGACCAGCCATCGTAGAAGATAAGCGTATCAATCTGCGAAATAGCCGGGTAGATGGTTCCACCGATCTGCATTCTCTGCAGACACTCCTCAATCTCCCACCGGCGCGAAGAATGAGCCAGTAGGACTGAGGGCCGCCGCGGCGCACCGGTGTCGGTGTTCTTGTCCTGGGCTGCATGCTTAAGCCCAGCCTTGATAGTGTTCCTGAGTTTCTCCAACAGGGTGCCTCCAGTTGTATCCGCCGGTGTCTTATTTTTCGAAGGATAGCTGTACGACAAAATCGGATACAGGTGGATGTGGTTCAGAAGCGCGTTGTACGCTTCACCGAGAGCCCTGTCGAGTTCAGCACGCTCCCAGGTCTTGTTGTACACTACCATATCCTCGGTCCATTCAAAACCGGCAGTGTAAGTCACAATGGGCACTGTAGTCTTGGTCCCGATCTTGTACGTACCGAACTTGATTTCTTCCAACTCCATGTGTTCGAGGAACACGACCCGGGCACCAACAAAGGGCGCAACGTCCACATACTCGGTAAAGTTCGGGTCCTCGATCCGACGGTAGATAGGACCGTACAAAAGAGGCACAGCCTCGCGACCAAGTTCCAGGTTGATTACGCTATTCTGAACAACTTGGTCAAGATTTTCCGGTGTGGTAATCATCTCGCCGAGAGGGCGAGTGAGTTCAAAAACCTCCATCTCACCGTTAACGATGCGCTTCTTGACCGTCTTCATCTCGCCTTTAGGAGAGATGTAAGGGATATCCTGTTCGATGGTCTGCTCGCGGCGCTCTTCCTTCAGGGTTTCAATGCTGATGATTTTCAACTTATTTCACCTCCGTTTAGACTTGCGGCCCCAGTTTGAACCAAGTGACGCCGTTCGCGTCCTTAGCTTGGGTCACGCGGCCTACTTTGCGATTTACTCCGCTGCCGTCAGAGGTAGTTAAAAACTTATTTATGTCATCCCAGTAGACCAGATCGCCTTTGTTAAATGCATCGGATGCATTGATTTGACTAGTCTCATATTCGGCTTCTTCGATATTCAAAACTACTTCCGCAGTTTCCCCGGCGCCAGTAGTTACACCCCGGACCGCCATACCGAAAAAGCCATCCAAAAGATAAAACTTGCCCGCTTCAATCGTGGTGCTCTCCGGCACCGTAACTTTTACCGACTTTCCATCAGAGATTTTGCGTCCCATTTATTCCACCTCCGATTTGCTGTTAAATAGCCACACGTCTTACACGCAGGCCGCTATTCTGGTTGCCTTTGTCGTTGTTCTTTGGAGCAATGAGAGTATCCTTGAAAACTGCAGAGAGGGCCTTCTTGACGTCTTCTTGTTCCAACATTTCGCCGACAGATTTCTTGATATCTTCTTCCTTGGCGCCGACATCAACCTTAAGCATTCTCTTTACCAGAGGCCTGGCGGCCTCGGCTACGACCATCTCACCGATGACCTTATCCACCAACTTCTCGTGTTCAGCTATGGCCAACTTGGTCTGAGCCTCATGGGCAGCCTTTACCGCATTTAAAACATCCTCAGGTTTGGTATCCTTTAAGCCAAACAACTCGGCAATCTCGCCCACAATCTTTGCGGAAGCCTGGAGACCGGCCCAGGTCTCTCCACCGACTTCCTTGGCCACATCCTCGAAAGACCAACCCATTTCACCAACTACTTGTTTGGGACTTATACCCAATTCTTTGAGCTTTGCCAGAAGTTCCCTGAGAGGTATTCTGTTTTCCGCACCTCCATCGCCCGTTTCGGGCTTGTAATAATAATTGTCAATTATGTCCATCTCGCCCATAGCAACTATCCGGGTGGGCATTCCCGCCCTATCCAGCGGCGTCCAGTCGATGCTAAGCAACTGGTAGTCCACGACCTGCGTCTCGCCGCCGGCCTGGGTAACCGTAGGTATCCCGAAGATGGAAACCTGCTTTACCCTTCCTGCCCTGATCCACCGTTTAAGATCCTTTGCGGCGGCATCCACAACACCGCGAATGTATGCTTTGCCGTTGCGCCAAAGGGCTCCAACCCAGTGGGTTACAGGAATAGGAAACTGGTGGTCCACGTCTTCTGGTTTTTGATGGCCGAGAAAGCCGTTGGCTGTTTTGGTCATGATCTCAGAGACAATCTTCTGGATCGCTTGAGGCGTATAATTCCAGCCTCGACGGGACTTGCCGGCGGGAATCTCTACTACAACCTCAAGAGGATCATCATCTCCGGCTTTTAGCGCAGCCAGGTCCACACCCGGGGCCAGCGGCACGTCATCAACACGAATTTCACCGGTAACACAAGCCTGAAGTCGTACAAACTCACCTTCAGGCCAAGGCAGTTCGAGCTCGCGGTAATGCCGGCGCAGGTGTGCCTCCGCCTCACGCCGCTGTTCAGGCGTAAGGTTTGGTTCTGCTCGGGCTCCGCGCAGCGCCGCTACCGCAGCCATTACACCACCACGATTCAACACTACACTGCCATCCTGCCGAATCTCATGATGAGGCCCCCAGCAACCAGCTTGAGTCAGGTCCTTGTTGATGTCAGCCTTGACAACGGCATACATCTCACGAATGGCCTCACGGACGCCCTCGGCGCCCTCTTCAAGACCCTTCTTAAGGCGCTGCCAAATAGCCGATTTATCAACATCGCCCCACGACCGGCCGCTTACCACACCCTTCTTGATGCGAAATAACATATTCTCTCACCTACCTTTATGAAACAGAAAACCGCCTAACGGCGGTTCGGTTTCTGAGTTAAGACTGTAGGTCCTGGAGGAGCCTGTTGTTTGGTTTGTACGATTCCCTGAGAGTTAAGATTCACAGGTCCTTTAGATGAGAATTTCCCATCAAGGCCTTTCTGAACAAACGTCTTCGATTGAGGATTCAAATATAGAACGCTTCCACTCACGATATCCCTCCTTCTCACCCAGAATAGTCAATGAAAGTCGAACTTCTGGAGGCCTGCCGTCGCGTTCCAATACCAGGCACCGGTCGACGCGGATTTCCACGGGCAGGATCTCCAGCGCCTGCCGTATAGCGCCGACATAATTTCCTCTTCCTAAATGCAGAGGCGCCGGCTTCTTGCTTTCAACCAGCGCCTCGGGCGGTTCCATGCCTTTCGGCCATTTATTTTGTATCACGCGGTTCAAATCGAATCCCCCTATCACCTGGATAAGATCGGGTATGATCATGTTCACCGGATAAAATAGCTGTAGGTATACCATCAGGAAAAGCATTGCATATAGGCTTCCCGCGCCTTAGCATATGCCACAAATGCCGGCACTTTACGCATTGCTTTCCATATATAGGCTTATCGTGCCCACGGTCAATTGTGAACTCCACTATTACCTCTTGCTCCTTTTGTAAATGAATCCAACTTTCTTGGACACACGCGACCACACTATATGCCAATGCATGAAATCGGCTTCTTCGGGTGTCAATTTACCCGCCAAAATTTCATCCAATAATTCCTGGTAAACCTCGTTGTGGACTTGCTGCGCCACTTCAGCAGTATTCTTAATATCTGGCCATTGTTTAATTTTTTGGGCAGAATACATGAACCTGTTGCCTACTGCTCTTACCTCGGCTAAGTCGGAATGAATCGCGAGTTTAATGTCTGACCACGAAAATGATGCACTACTGGGATGATTATGAGTAAGTATTTTATCACGAAAAAGTTTAAGTTCTTCTGCTGTAAATGTTACCGAACTCTCACCGCCCTCTTTTTCCAGTATAATCTTCCCCGTCTTGTCAAGCAAATACGCTTTTTCTGTAGCTCTATTCGCAATTTCATCTTCCTTTGCCTTAAGCACAGCGTAGAGTGAATCTGTTATGGATGGAATACTATAAGTACTCCTACCAGGCCTTTCAAGTATACTCTTGGCCGTCTCCGTATACCATACCTCAATATCTGGCTGGCTCTGAGGATCCCGAACCCACTGCTTAAGCCGTTCTGCAAACCTGTCCGGATCCTCATGAGCCGGAATTACAAAACACCTACACTGCGGATGAGGCCGTGGAGGTTCGTGCCCCTCAGGGTAAAAGCCACGTTCCCCAAATGTCATTGCATTCGCCAGGTCGTCGCATGTATCGGGAATTGGATGCGATTTCGACAGCCTCCAATAGACTCCCCGATAACTTGGAGCAGCACGGTTGGCCATGATGCTGGCTTCGTGGAACGCGTTGTTCATTTCAGTTCGAGCCAGGCGCATGGCTTCGTAGGATACATCTTTAGGCACTCCAAGACGCCTGCGAGTCTCAAATTTGTGGGGTGTCCAAACTCCGGGTTGGAGGTATTTCTGGACCTCTCGAGCTATTTTACGAGAATCCAAGCCTCGAGCAACACCATCTTCGACAATTCGCGTAATAGCATTCCGCCAATGTTCTCCAACACGCCATACTCGACCCGAAAGTTTCAGCCCGTCCTTGCCTGCCCGGGCAAGGACCAACATGATTGCACGTTCGTTGATGGGAGCAAATAACCTCGCGATTTCGACTTCAGACCATGCTTCTTTAAGCAATCTGGCCGATATGTTCTGAGCCGCACTGGTCCCGGTTTCAATGGCCAAATAGATGCCTTTCTGTGTTGCGGTAAGAACCTCTGCGTTCAACTCACGCGCTCTACGTTCGAGGTTTGCAGTAAGAGCCTCAAGATGAGAACGCCTGAGGGTGCCTGGAATCAACCCTTCAATGTCTTTCCGAACCCATTCTGCCGCTCTGCGATATACCTTTCGGAGTTCTTCTACTGTGGTGGCCTGTCCTTTTTCAAATCGCAACCGCGCTTGCAAAATGTAGTCAGCGTAGTCTTCTGACCCGGAGAGCCGGGCAAGTTCGTCTTTTCGGATAGCCATAGGCTATTCCTCCGACGCGCCTGTCTCTTGATTCTCAGAGCCTTCCACCCAGCCTTCACCATCCTCAATTCTCTTCCGCCACAACATCGTTTTGGCAACACGTCGGCGCTCATCGTCATCAGCATCCGGATCTGCCCAGGGCAACATGCTCGGTATAAACTCACGCAGAAACTCCGCCGCAGCATCCAGAGAAACCAATCCCATCTCAATACCAGTGCTCAGACCCTGTATCAGTGTGTTAATGGTCTCCGCAACTTCCTTGTCGTTCTTGGGCGACAGTTCATCCCACCCGATGTCTACCCGGTAGGTGTCGAGGATTCGGTTGTTGACTTTAGACCACATGGCGAGGTACATCGAAGCAAGTTCGCCATGTGGCTCCTCGAAGAGGCCCCTCTTGCGGCGGATCTTTCGGGCCAAAGGAACCATCTGCTCAGACACCGAAGCCTTCGAGCTCTGCACGGCGGTCCCAAAAGCAAACTCGGGCGTCTGACTCACATCTACGATGCAAAAGAAAATGAACTTAAGAAGCGTTGTGATTCCCTGTAAGCCCGAGTCGGCACTGATAAACTCCGCATCATCTTCATCCTGAAGGAGAAAGATTTCCTTGTCCGCAAATTTAAGCTTGCCAGCCTGAATTTCCTCGGGACTAAAATTATCCTCGAGGAATTTTTTTACATTGTTTAATCTGAATTTAACTTTGGGTCTGGAAAAATATTTCGAACCCTGGACCGCGAACAGCATCGTATCGTGGTAGGCTTTCATGAACGGCTCCACTGGTTCAAGGTCGGAAGCACCGTAAAGTTGGGTCTCTTCAGCCTCATTTTTGAAGTGAACTACCGGTATGAAGCCCCAAGGATTCTCTTCCGTACGATTCTGACTCCTGGCTTCTGCTGGTGCACGGCCGTCAACCGTGATGGTCCGCAACTTATCTGTCAAGACTTCAGTTAGTGTGTACTCTGCTGTCGTCCGTCCCTGTTCATCGGTCACCGTAACAGGATAGCGAATAACAATTTGCTGCCAGGCCCCGGTCAATGGATCTGGCACCGGTGTAACCCATTCGGGTGGTATCAGTTGCAGGCTGAATTCTTCTCGTTTCTTCGGATCAAATCTTGAGGGAACCCGGATGATTCGGGCAAAAACATCTCCGTCTCGAATGGCATTTCGGTTGATACGCAGGATCTTCCCCGTCCATCGCTCCATGTCGCTCTCCAACGCATTGTCGGCTTCCGGGTCCGGATGGCTAAAATGGGGCGCACCCATGAAGCCGGCTGCGGTGTCGACGATGGGTCGGGCAAAACCTGCACCGAGTTTGTACTTGTCATTGATATTTCGGTACAACTCCCTGGCCAACTGGTAATTCACCCGCGACGAATCAAGGTGATACGGTGCCATATACTGAAAGCCCCAGCCAGCCGGCCAAGCGTTCCGGAGGACAGAAATCTCCCCAACGGCTCGCACGATTCGCCGTATTAAGTTCGGCTTTTTCCGCAAATTAGACATAGAACTTGGCCTCCTGGAACATCTTGCGAGTTTTTTCGTCGAGAGGTTTGGGTTCAGAACCCAAACGCAATAATGCCTGTGTCATCGCATCAACTTGATCATCATGCGGCCCGTTCGGGAACGCCGCACATTCCTCTATGAAATCGTGAATCCACGGCGCAATGCTGGGATCTGGAAGGTATACGTCACCGGCCTCGATGTCGGGACTAACAGCCTGGGCGCGAGCAACCTTGCCGCCTTCAGGGTTGACAGCAATCAGTCCGGGTATCTCTTTCCTCAACATTTGGATAACAGCTGGACCGTTCGCTTTATCTTCAACCAGCTTTGCTCGCGCCTGCGGCCATTTAGCCGAGAGAGAACGAATAGCATTCATGGTAGCAATTATATCCATTCTGTCTCGCGTCTGGTCCAACAGATATTTATCTGCTCCGACTCTGCCCCAAACCTGGCCAACAACAAAGTCTGAAGTTTTTAAATCCTTGAATGTGCAATCCCATGATTGAATAACTTCATCGAATTTGGAAGGCGCCTCCTGGTAGAACTTCCACCAGGTACGCTTCAGAATTCCGCCTTTACTAGGCGAAGGATGCTGCTGATAAAGCGCATTCCAAAGATAACTGCCCAAAGTTGTTTTGATTGTGCAAAGTTCTTGAGCTGAGTATCTCTCGGGCCAGAGTATTTCTCCAGGCTTCCGGCCTAGCGGATCTGGCAACTCAATCTTGCCTTTTACTAGAATTATTCTACTTTCTGCAACTGCCGGAAGGCAGACTATCTCCCATTCTTCGCCACCTTTGAGCATCTCTTCTAGCAACCTACCAGCAAGATCATCTAAGTGCCAACGCGTCATTACGAGAACAATCGCACCGCCAGGAGCCAGTCTTGTGCGGAAAGTAGATTTGTACCATTCCCAAACTTTATCCCTGATAACCTGGCTCTGCGCTTCTTCCCAGTTCTTGAACGGGTCGTCAATGATAGCGACGTGAGCACCGCGACCAGTTATCGGGCCACCAACACCGGCTGCAACCAAACCACCACGATGCCCTTTGATACCCCATCGCCCGACAGCACTGCTGTCGTCAGCGAGCTCCACATCCCATAATCGGGGTCCCCATTCGCGGAGAGTGTTCCTCGCAATCCGGGAAAAGTCATAAGCCAGATCTGCAGAGTAGGAACTGATGATGATGTCGTTATCTGGATTGCGACCTAGATACCATGCAGGAAATTTTTTTGAAACAACGTGGCTTTTTCCGTGCCTCGGCGGCATAAAAACCATTAGTCGCAGAATTTCGCCGCGCTCAACAGCTTCTAGTTTTGAGCAAAGCAATTCCAGATGAGGAGCCGATTGCCACGCTCCTCGCCCGTCATACTCGATGAACCAGGCGAGGTTATTCCTGGCATCCTCCTCCCAAATCGAAACCAACAGCTCTTCGGAAAAGGCTTCGGGCTTGCTCCCTGGCGTCTGGGTCGGTGACGATTTTTTGGATAATGTCGTATTCATATCGCTGCGTCACCTGCCCCTCCTGCTTGTTAATTGCAGTGGGTTGGTTTGTTGCCAGAGCAATCTTGTCATAAAGAGTTCCAATATACGTACTAATATCAGTTAAGCGAATATTTTTTGTGTCAGAAAGCATTAAATCATCAAGTTTTCTATTGCCGACCTTAATGCCTTTTAGAATCGATTGCCAGGCTTCTTCAATGAATCTTTTTTTGGCATCTAACCTAGCCTGAACAATTTCTTCGGAAGGTTTTGCTGCAATCCACCCTCGTAATGTCGAAATCGGCACACCCGTCTCCCTAGACGTCTTACTAAGGTTTCCGGTCGTGGCGTAGATAGCCAAGGCCTTCTCACGATCTAGGTCGGTGTACTTCTTGCGTCGCTGTTTAGGCTTTTTGCTCTTCGTAGCCACGACTGTCACCTCTCTCAATCAACAACCAGATGATCGATGCAGGAGTCATATCAAGAATTGTGGAATTTTGACTAACGCAAGGGGTGATGAAATGAGGCGTTACTACTGGCCTTTCAACGGCAAACGGTACATCGGTAATACCAACACCATGGAAGTCCATGACCTAGACAACGAAAAACCAGAATGTCAAATAGACGAAATCAAGTCGGACCACGTAAGAACCTTCTCACCGGACACATTAGAAGAAGCTCATAGGCAAGGATTTGACAACTGCGCCTGGTGCATAGGTAGATCCCGACATTGATCGCTCCCCACAAGTGGCAGAGCCTACCTGCCACTTGTCTATTTCCAAGATCAAAGACTCAATGGCCATCTCTTTGTAATGCCGGATGCGTTCCTCTTCTGAACAAGTGACTTCTCGATTCCTGGGGTGTACTTGGACTCTAAGTATCCAGTCTACTAGGTACTCGCCATCCGGGCTTAAACGGTGCCACTGATATACTTCGACGTTTGCATAGTCTAAGTGATAATTAACAGCAAGAATACAAGGCAGCAGACTGTGCCAAGCCTCATCATCTATAACATTGAAAACTATCTCTGCAACGGGGTTGGTACCGTGTCCTATGCAAGAACCAGTCGTCACAATGCAGCTGGTTTCGTTTAAGACCCTAACCAGGTCTCGGATCTCAGGGTCAATGTATTCGTAGGGTATTGTCCTCACATAGCACCACTCTTGAAACCAGTATTCTCAGTCATATTTATAGTATTCGGCGCCCCGACCAACCAGCCAAGCTACCACCCCGGTTGAACATTCTCGCCACTATCACAATACCACGATTTTCGAATGCAATCTTTTCAAAATCTTTTCATTGATTACCCAGTTAAACGACGCTTTTTTTGAGATTTGCATAATTCTCTACCCCAAAACCACCATGGACGGTACAGAAACATTCTCCTAACGATACTCCAAAGGATGTCCTGGCGAATTCTCCACAGCGTACTTATGCTCATACCAAGGCGATCTGCAACCTCGTACTGTCGCAGGCGCTGCCAATAATAAAGGCGGATAACCTCTTGATACTCCGGGGATAAAACAGCGAACACATCTTCTATGCTCCGGCAAATCCACTCCATACGTGCAAGGTCTCGTGAACACAACCGCGTTACCTTCGCAAAGGTCGGGTCAGGCATATTGGAAGAACGAACTACAGCTTTCGGACCTGTCGACAAGAGAATCTCCTCACGGCGCTCCCGCACGGCGATTTTGGTTAACGGATACTCTCTCAGTTCATCCTCTATTACAGCTTTGAGCCATGCTGGAAGTCTCTTCTTCGCCATTCCATCCCCTCCTAGAAACGTGAAAAGCCGGCCAGGATTCACCCCGACCGGCCTCGCGTTTTTGCGTAGCCGTTCTTTACCGCTGATTCACAGCTAGCTGAGAACAGCCGCCCTGATGATTGGAGCGACTTTTTCCCATAACACAACTAAGTTCGATGCAGTGCTGATGATCTTCCTTATGGCCTCAAGAGCACTCTTACAAACTGACTTCCACCTGTTCTCCTTTGGAATTGTCAGCTGGCTCGCCAGACACGACAGATACTCTATCACCTCATTCTTGGTCTTGGAATCCAGAGAAGGCTCGTTCAAAACCGTCTGGGTAAATGTCTTAAGGGCCGCAACCAGTTCTTGCTGCTGAGTCCCCGCAAGGAAGTCTATGGCCGCGTCTATCATTCCCACATTACCTGTGTTGATCATGCCAACGCTGCCTTGATTCACGTTGATGTTGTGGGTCACGCATTGTCCCTGATACACGATCGGCTGCGGGATCTCATATCGCGGACCGAGCCCGGGTGTACCCATAATAGCATTCGCCGTGTCTACCAGGTAGTTAGCCTCCTGAGCAAGCTGATTGTTGGCAAGCGTGATTGCCTGCACAAGTTTCAAGTAGCAGTCTATGCAAAGCGGTCTGTTATCCGGACCCGTCGTGAAATATGCCGGTCTACCACATTGGCAACACTTCAGTTCCACTTATCCCACCCTCTCCCTCTTAATAACATCGACCCAAATGGGCTTGCCACCCTGAACCTTGATGTTTATTTCACCGTAGTTGACATCATCGAGGTTTTCCGCGACATTGAGCAGAGTCGGTATGATTTCGGGCTTTCGTGATATTATTCGAACTAGTTTTGTCATATCCTGTTTGTATCTTGGGTCGATCATACTTACTCTCCCTTTACCTCGCATTGACTACGTTGCTCATCGGCAACGCCACCGGCCATTGCGGAGCACGGTGTTCCTCGGTAATAATGACGTCGGGAGGCTCGAGGATGGTCACTACGGTCCAATGCCCCATATCTGGAACCAGCACCGCCTCGTAGCCTCCGTCCAAGAACACGTGAATAGCTCCGCGTTTGTCGGGTTGGACTCCAACCTTTAAAAGCGCAACTAGCCGCCTCTTTAGTTCGGCAATCCTTTTTCTTGTCAACAACATTCGCTCCGAAGCACGTCGCTTCGCGTGATCCGATATAAGCACTCTAATTCCTCGTCGCCTCACACGACATCCCTCACCAGGTGTTCCACGTCCTCGACACTCCGGGCCACAATCCACCAGCCGCCGTGATCTTCGAGATCTTGGAGGAATTTTTCCTGATCTGGGCCTAACCGCCCGCGAGGAGTCTTTACCTCAATCCAGACTACCTTACCTCCCCGAATTGCCGTAAGATCCGTAACCCCGGGATAGGAGCCGAGGGTTTGGTGATTTCTGATAACCATCCAGCCATGCAGTCTGAGAAAATCCCGAATTTGGTTCATAATATCTTTCTCAGTGACCTTGGACTTGTTCCCAGCCGCCGGCCGACGCTGCAGTGCTTTGAACTCGTCAACCGTGATATACTCGGTCTTATCTCGTGAAATCATAGCCGAGCACCTCCTGCATGCGATCTACGAGGACTTTGCCGGTCTGAATATCGACTTTGAGGATCGACTCGAAGTCCGTCGGTTGCTTTGGGCCGCATGAAATTCCAAGAACTGTCTTTTTTGATTGCAGAAACCTTACTATATCGTCGACAGGATGATTGTACTTTTTGGCCAACTCCGATACGGAAAGACCTCGTTGATATTCTGCCATAATCTGCCATCTTTCATCGACGTGCCAAGAACGCCACGGTCGCGAATTTATGTTCTTAGCCAGAATCGCCATCCTCACACCGCCTCCTTTTTTGAAGTTGCGAAGAGTTGCGGTTGCTCTGCCGGCGGCCGGCGATAAAGCCTGTTTTTGACCACGTGGCCGTTGGGATATCGATAACTAAACTCCAGGAACTCCGAAGTAACTGCAGTTATCTCCGCATGGGGATCGAACATCAGAGCGTCAAAAATACTATGGGTTCGCCAGCCGTGAACCTCGAACTCTTTTTCGGCCCAAATTTCCTGGTGGGTCCAGCCCAAAGATTTAGCCTTGGGTTCGATAGCTTTGATGCGAGAAATGACGTCCTCGCGGGTAGTGAGTTTATTAGTGTTAACCCGGGAAGCACGAACAAGAAGACTCTTAATTGCATTGACGTTAGGACGAAGATACTTGACCTTGTATTCGTTGTATCGTTCAGGCTCCCATTCACCGGGGAGAATACGAAGGCCGGTTTTAATATCTTTGACTAATCGGGCGCCTCCACAACGCAAGGCGTGCAATATCCCGAAAAGTTTTTGACTTCGCTCCTTCGCAACAGTCAAGAGCGCTATCCAATACCCATGATCTTCGTTGAGATCCGGACGTGGATCTTTTTCGTATTCAGTCATGCTAGACATTGGCCAAAACCTCCTTTTTGACCTTTGCTGACTTTGTGTTTGACTTTTGCTGACTTTATGCTTGTATCAATGGTAACTCTTGGCAAAACTTTTCTAGCAGGAATTCTTTGAAAATCGGGGTGACACATAGTGACAGTTGGTGACACACTGATTTTCGAATGTGTCATCGCCTTACGCTGGTCAAAAGCTGTTTGATGACAAATGTGACACATTTTTACGTAACTTCGCATGCGTAAGGAAATTAGCTCAAAATTCTCAGAAACAGTGTCACCATATGTCATCCGTCACCGCTCCCGTCAAAAAGGCTCATCAATTTCAGAATCATGGTTTCTGGTTGAGCTTTTTTCAGACAAGTTCAATCCAAGGTCGTTATGCTGGGAGCCAAGCAATCCAATACCCAGCCAGCCTCGTGCATGCTTAGTACGCGTTTGCTCAAACCCCTTTTCCTTGAGTCTTATGCTGAACATCTTTTTTGAGATCGGCCTTTCGGCATTGTCTTCGCACCATTTCAGGTACTCAGCATAAAGAGCCTTAGTCGTTGTCTGGGCTGTTTCGGATATGATGCAACATTCAGCGATAAATGAACCTAAAATATCCATTTCTTCTCGGTAAGATTGAGTAGCGTTTATGACTTCAGGCGGATCATCGAGACCTCTCTCTTGCCACATACGACACCCTTCAACGGCCCATGCTAAAATGCCGGTGAGTTCTTCCTGCAATTTTAATGGCAGAGCTTTATCTCTCTCACCTTCAGGAATGGTTACTGTAAATGGAATTAATCTAATCCGCCGCCAAATACCGTAGTCCTGACCGCGGATAGTCGGTTTTGAGTTGGCAACAAGGAAAATCTTGAATGTGGGTTTGAATTCGAAGTATTCCCGGTAGAGGAACCTTGCCGTAACAGTATCGCCGCCGGTGAGCTGTTTCACAAGAACCTCTGCAAGTCTGCGACCAGCATCGGCTTCAATGGCTGCAACAAATCTCTTTCCTAGAAGTCTCGCAATATCGTTTCGGACCCGATCTTGATTGGAATGGAGGAATGTCGAAAAATCAGCCTGTTGTCCGTAATCTCCGAACATAGCTTTGAGGGTTTCGAGGAACGTAGATTTTCCATTTGCACCGGTTCCATATAACATAAACAAGCACTGTTCTCTGGTGTCGCCGGTGAGTGAGTAACCAACAATTCGCTGCAAATAAGCGATGAGATCCTGGTTACCGTCCATAATGCGGTTCAAGAATGCCATCCAACGTGGGCACTGTGCGTCAGGTTGGTATTCAACCGGCATGATTTTCATTATGAGGTCCTCACGACGATGAGGTTGTAATTCAAATGTTCTCAGGTTTAAGATTCCGTTCTGTACATTGAGAAGCCATGGATCTGCGTCAAATTGTTTAGGTAATACTGGAATGCCGGGTTCAGACTTAGCCAGATTAATCATAGCGTTGATCCGGGCATCCGACTCAGATTTCATTGCATGCTTGGCTATTTGTGCACGTTCCTTTTCAGACAGTTCCTCATTGGCGGCTTCAGCGTAGATACTCGCTACTGTTTCCTTAGCTTTCCGATGGACTTCGCCTGACATATCGAAAATCCACCGTGTCCCGTCCCAAACCAACCAGCGATCCCAGGGATGGCAATATCGAATTTTTGGCCGTGGCGTTTTACCAACCTCCGAGCATTGCCAAGGTCTGTACACCTAAATTCTGGTGCAAGGTTTTCCTCAGTTGCCGGGGCATTGATGTCAATGGGAGTAGCATTATTCGTCATTTCCTGGAAGGTGTTTTTGAATTCAACGGGATTAGCCTTGTGTAATTCGTTTGGGTCCTTGAAACCGTTACGGGCATGAATGATGAAGGTGGAGCCAGACCATCCGATTTTTCGAAGATGAACAATCAGTTTTTCGGTAAAGATGGTTCCACCTTCATCTGGTTCCTGGTAAATGTAAATCTTTGAGAACAGTTCGATATGTTCCAGTTGAAGTTTTCCGCCCATATCGGCTCCTGGGATTCCCAGAGCCGGTATACCATGATACCACAGGGTCCAGGAATCAGATTCTCCTTCGACCAGGACCAAAGCATCTGATTTTGCCCTCATTTTCTGCAGCATCCAAAGACCATAGGGAACTGGGGAGCCTTTGCCCTCAATCCATTTTGAACCTTTTTTGGCTTTTAAGGTATATCTGAACCGCTGTCGAGGCGCAGGGGTTCCGTTCATAAGGCGGTACGTTATTTTGACCCCATGGATACCATGCCAAATAGCCGGTATCACACCTACAGATTGGAGCAAGTCAATAGGTAAACCCTTATCAGCAGCGAGTTCGGCAAGCGTTATTCCTTCATTGTCGGGCTTTTTAGAATTTGATTTTCTTGGAAACAGGTCGGCCATTGTAAGCCCAATGGCGGCGACAATATTTTCAGTTTTGCAACCTCTGTGACATTTCAATAGAACTCTTCCGTCTTTTCCTTCTGAGACAGAAAGGCTCTGTTCATGGTCGTCGTGGGCGGGACAGAGAGCACTGTACCCCGATCCAGTACGTTTAACACCGTTTAGTCGTGCTAGGACCTTTTCGATAGGTTTCGATGTATCATACACTGCCAAGTCCCTCACCGCCGTTTCTCTCTCCCGTTTTGCTTCGTTTTCATATCTCTACCTGCTCTTTTGCCGTCTTTCCGCAAACTTTCGAAAGTTTGCGGTTTTGTAGGCCGTTTTGTCGCGCATTTTGCTTGGTCTAGCAGGCAAAACGGCCTTGCGGAAAATTTGCGAAATCACATCCCTTTCTTAGACACGGTACGGCTGTGAAAGGTCAAACAAGGTATCTAGGAAATCATTGATGACTTTCTCCACAGTCACACCCGATAGCCGACTGTTCTTGGCCTTCACCATGTTGACCACAAGGTTATAGAGAAGCTTGTTGCCGCGTATGATATCGCGAAGCCTCTGAGCACTGATCTTGGAGCCTACCATCGTGGCAATAAGGTTATAGCGATTTCCTAGAGCAGAAATCATTTTTAGGCCTTCATCTATCTGGTTTAGGCCAGTGATGAGAGCCTCACCTTTAGTCATTGAAGGCTGCTCTTGAGTCTGTTGAGCCTGCTCGGACTCTACCAACTGAACGTTCTGCTTTTCGTCCATCTCTAGCACTCCTTTCCCCTATTAATTGGTTCATCTAGCCTTTTAGGACGAGAATTTTTAAGCCCCGCATAAACCGCGTTGAAGCGAGAAATAGCAGCGTTAAGCTTATAAATTGCAGTATCCACAAACTCGGGAGCAGCATAATCAAATTGACACCATGCAATTTCCAAATCTCGAAAAGCATCCAACACTTCTTGATTAGCATTTGGCATATTCATCGCTCTCCCCTCAGCCTTGCGGCCAGTCTGGAGTTTCTGGCCGTAATTTTGTTGTTGCAGATCGCCTGCTTGATTGCTCCTGGTTGGTGGATGATAACTAAATGCTTCTTAGCACGGGTGATTGCCGTATAGAGCAAGTTTCTGGCCAACATAATCCAGTGTTGCCTTGTGAGGACCACTATGGCCACGGGATACTCTCCGCCCTGAGATTTATGCACGGTACTGGCGAACGCTAGTTGAAGGATATCAAGAGGAGCCAGGCCTTCATCTTCGCCGAACGTTACGTATTTATCGCCGAAGTCTACTTCCACGGAACCGTCTTTGGGGGCTACAGCGCGTACAACACCCAAGTCTCCGTTGAATACGTCGAACTGATAGTTATTCTTCACGACCATGACTTTGTCGCCAGGAGTATATCCCCGGCCGGCACCGGGATTGAGGCTTGCGCGAATGGCTTCGTTCAACGCTTTGACTCCGGAGCTGCCCTTGTGCATTGGGCTAAGGACATTGAAACCGAGCAACCCATATTCTTCGTAGGCTCGCTTCGCATATCTAATGGCAACGGGTAGTGCCTCTTCCGGCCGCGAAACCTGGATAACCGTTACGTCATGGTCGGAGACAAGACTTGGAACAATGCCCTGGTTTACTTGGTGGGCCAGGACAGAGATACCGGAGCCTTCTTCTTGGCGATACACGTACTCTAGCCTGGTTACCGGCACCATGCTTGAGTCGATAGCGTCGCGGAGCACCGACCCGGGCCCAACGGAGGGCAACTGGTCAACATCACCGATCAAAACCACCTGCATTTCCTCGGTGCAAGCCGCGAACAGCGCGTTTGCGAGGCTCAAATCTGCCATCGAAAATTCATCAGCGATCAGAAGGCCTGGTGGTAACGGATTTGTTTCGTTGATAGTAAATCCAAATTCGGGGCGATATCCCAGGAGTCGATGAATGGTTTTGGCTTCTTCGCCGGTCACTTCCGTCAGGCGCTTTGCCGCACGTCCGGTTGGGCTGCAGAGGTATACCGGGTTTTTCGGGTTCAATGCAGCATAAATGCTAACGATGGCCCTGGTTATCTCGCTCTTTCCTGTACCTGGGCCTCCCGTGATTATGGAAAGACCCTGTTGGAGTGCCATCCGAATAGCTTCACGCTGCTTCTCGTGGTATGTGATGCCTCGTTGTCGTTCAGCCTTATTGATAAGATGCTCGAGGTTGGCAATGTCCTCCAGCTTCCTCGCCGCCAAGGTTTTCATTTTGGCAGCCAGGTTTACCTCGGCATCGAACATACCTTTGAGATAAATGTCATCTCCGTCGCGGATCAATATTCCCGCATCGATGAGCGTCTTCACTGCCTCCGCGATGGCGGGAACGCTGATATCAGTACCTAGCAGCGCAGGGACTTGCCGTACAAAGTCGTTGGGTCTCAAATAGCAATGACCGTCATTTTGTGCTTCGGAGAGGATATGTCGGACCGCGGCCCGGATTCGATACGGCGAATCTGGTGCGATGCCTACGGCTTTGGCGATACGGTCTGCAGTAATAAAACCGATCCCTTCAATCTCATCAGCTAGCCGATATGGATTATCTTTGACGATGCTAACGGCTTCCTCGCCGTACTTCTTGCAGATTTTAGTTACGAGGGAAGGGGTTATCCCTTCCCTGCAGATGAGAGCCGATAATTCTGCGACAGTGCGATTTTCTCTGATGTGCTGCTTTATCTCTTTCTTTTGAGCACCTGTTAGGAAGTCAACAGTGTCAATAAGGTCCGGCGTTTCTTGAAGTTTGGCTAGGCAATCTTCACCGAGGACTGTGACAATTTTTGCCGCTTTAACCTTACCCACTCCATATGCGATGGATGATAGGTAGCGAATTACGCCTTTCTTGGTTGAAGGCAAGCGCAACTCTGCACTTTCAAACTGAAACTGCCGGCCGAATTTGGCATGATTCGTCCACCGCCCTTTGAATGAGTACTCGTCTCCTTCTCTCGGGTTCACCAGAGAGCCAACTGCCGTTACTGGCTCGCCGGCGACGGAAATCTGTAACACACTCCAGCCGTTTTGTGGATTGTGAAAACGTACTGATATGATTGTGCCTTTGAGAATCTCGGTATCAGTCAATGTTTTCTGCGCCACGCTCATGAGGACACCTCCCCGAGCGCTTTTCGAAACTCATAAATAGCCTCAGACATTCGTACTTCAATTTCTAAAGGCGTTATTGGATAAATTCGAACGCCTAACTCTGTAAAGAGTCGGTTAAGATCGCGAGCCTTCTGGGCAATTTTCAGGAGAGCTTCATATTCCGACCTGGGTATGAGCACATAGTTATTCTTGTTCATGCCACCCGCCCTCCCAGAGCCTCACGGGCCGCGGCGATCCGGCGAAGAGCCTCGTCCACAACGTCCCGGGGCAAGTTTTCCTTGCGGGCGATGCCTTCGATAATGGCCTGGATGTCTAGAAACTTGGCTTCACCTTCCTGGGCGAGAAGCCCAAGGAACTGCGCCATCTTGGCTTCGCGGTCCGCGGCTGCTTCGAGGTGATCGCGAGAAAGAACCTCGTGGCCGGGCCGAGCGCAAGAAAGCGGAATAAGAGTAGTGTCAATGACTGGTTCGCCAAAATTCCATATTTCGGGAGGACCCCACTCAGTTATGTCTATTTCATTGCGAGTGCCACAACGGGGGCATTTTACATAGCAGTAACCATATGAGGTTTCCTGAGCATCTTCGACAGGCAAAAGGGCTTCGCAATCCCAACAAGTAGGAGCAACTCCCGGATAAATTTCTAACAAGCAAACCTGGGGAGTTCTTTCAATTTCACCTGGATGGGCGCTAAGACGAACGATGGCGCCCGGGTTGATGGCTACAAGTTCTCCGCCTTTCGTTCTTGGAAGTCTCTTGATCCCGAATCCAAGGTGTTCATGTCCTACGATAAGCACATCAGGGCAGTCTGGGTGCTTTGCAATATCGGAAAGCAGAGTATGCTTTATTTCGAATCCCGGAGACTGTTCTAGAACCATGCCATGGGCTACATGGATGACCACTTTATTTGTTTGCTTATTCTTGATAAGGTAGTCATCTAAGCCGTTATCGGTTTTTGTGCTAAAACCGGTGCCTTCTACTAAGAATGTGTCAATCTCAATTTCATCCCTAGAAAGGTCTCTTACAAGCCCCGTTGCTACAAGATGCCCGAAGGCCGTTCTGTCAAGCGATTCCAAACTGTGCGCGTGTTCGTCGTGATTGCCTGGAACCGCCCATACCTCTTTTTTTATGTCGCACAGCAATACCTCGATCGCTGTTAAGGTCGAATACGCCGGCGATGGTGAATCAAAGATGTCCCCGGGCACAATGATGGCTTGGCAGTTTTCTCGCTCAGCGATTTCTCCTACTTCGCGCAGTTTCGCGTTTAGTGTTTCCTGGAAGTTATCGAGCCTGGCAACTGGATTCTGTGAACGATAATGCCAGTCTCCGGTTACTAGCAACCTCATATTTCAGTCACCTCGCTTATGCCATTCTCGTTCTTTGTAACCTTGTAGGCACGATCACCAGCCTGGGCGAGAGTTTCGTTATGCGTCACAACGATGAACTGACGTCCCGTCTTCTGAGCGTAAGAGCGCAAGAAATAGGCAAGGTTCTCGGCATACTCGGCGGAGACCATCTTCGCGGGCTCATCGAGGATTACGGGGCCCTCGGGACGTGGACGGCTTAATTCAAGCAAAGCTAACCTGAGCGCCAGGCTTACGATGTCAACTATTCCGCCGCCCCGGGCATCTTCGGGGTTGTTGCTGATTTCTGTATTCCCATAACGGCTGACCACGCGCCATTCCGCGCTGGGCTTTCCTGAGAGTTCCCGCATTTCGATTTTGAAGCGCAAAGAATCATCGGCCAGGACCGTCTGGAGCGCAGCCGTGACGGTTTCTTCAATACGCTCGACCAGTTGCCGGCGAGCGTAATCAGAAACTTTCGTGAGAAGTACCTGGACCTGACGCCAAACTTCGATGTTTTTGCGAACCTGGGTTAAAGTCTTGTCTTTCTCGGCTCTCTGTCTCTTGAGCAGGGCCAGTTGGCCCCGGCCCTGCTCGTATTGCGATTTCCATGAGGAGAGCGCGAATTCGTATTTAGAGAGCGATAACGTAGCCAAAGACACCACCATCACGCTCCCCGCGCCGGCTGAAGGAGCTTTTCAGCCTGGTTCAGTTTTTCTGCAATTTCGGCTTTCAAACGTTCAATTTCTGCGTCCAAGTTCTCAGGCTCGACACCGAGTTCACGGAGTTGGGCGTGTATCTCGGCCTCCTGCTTCTGTAGACTTTCCAATGTGGCCTCGGCACGGGCTACTTCGGTCCGGCCTCGCTCGATAAGGTTTTTCAAGTTTTGAAGCCTTACGGCATCATTATTCATAGACATGCTAAGCAACCTCCTTGATAGTATTGAGATCTACTTGTGAACCGCAGAGCGGACATTTTCCAAGGCTTATAAGGGTATCTATATACTGCTTTCGGGCGTCTGCGAGGGCCTTTGTGTGCTGTGCAAGAGCATTCTCAACAGTAACCTTAGCTTCGCAGACAGAAGTTAGTTTGGAGGCAATCTGGCTCAACATAGCCAGTCGCTCTGAAGTGCCAGCGATTTCCTTTGTCTTCTGTATCGCAGCATCGAGGCCAGACCAGCGGACACAGACTTCTATGCCATGCTGGACCTGCTCCTCAATTGCGTCGTAGCGTACTTTGAGATCGACAAGAACCCGTAGCCGGCTGATATTTGCGGAGACCTCAGCGACGAAGTTGGAAGCTTCGGGCAATTTAGCCCAGCGCGTGAGTGTTGCATTAACTTTCGCGAGACCAGATCGGGTCGCCGCTAGCGTTTCGGCTACTGACCGTAGAATCTGAAGTCGTCCTTCTGCCGAATCTGCTTCGGTTACGAGATGCTGGGCGACCGGTAGATTCGACCACCGCTCCAGGAGCTGGGTCCAGGCTTCATGGTTCGTGGCAATCCGGTTGAGTGCAGCTCTGTGACCGGCAAGGGCATTGGCTCTTTGAATATCCCCTTCTGCAACAACGACGCAAAACTCGGCTTCTCTGAGACTCTTCCACCTGGTCAGAACCGCCAAAGCCTGCACTCTTTGAGCATGAATGCCGGCAAGTTTCTGACTCGCATTTTCGAGCAGTCCGAGACGTTGCTGGGACTCGCGGATGGTCTGAAGCAAGGCTTCGAGGTTTGTGATCCGCTCGGCTAAGGTTGGCAAATAATCGTATTCCCTAATTTTTGCGTCCAAGACCTCGAGCTCGGAGAGCAGCCGTTTTTCTTCTTGGCTAGCGCGGAACAAGTCGGTGCCAAGAGTTTTTTGTGCTTGATCGACTTCTTCGGTGCCAGCAAGTTTTCCTAGAATTTTGGCCCGAGCAGGCCCTGACATTTGTTTTTGCCCCAAGAAAGGTCCATCAAGTTGTTCAGAAAGGTTCAAAGCCAACTCCATATCGCCGATAGCGACGTTTCTGACACCTGTTAACTCTTGAATTTCTACTGGTACCGAGTTCCTGAAACCCTCAAGTGTTATAGGTGATGACCCGGGTTTTGCGATTCGATATCTGTTTGCTGACTTGGAACGTTCACGGACCACTTTTATCCCGTTGCTGAGTTCCAGGGCCACCGTGGCGGTATGCTTGCCTACTTTGATGAAGTCGGTACCTTGAGGCACATTATAGAAGAGCCATCGTAACCCTCGGACTATCGCAGTCTTTCCCGAATCGGTCGGCCCGACGATTATTGTCACTCCGCCCGGACCCGCCAAATTGATTTTTGTTTTTGCGTGACTCTGAAAATCCTCGATGTATATACTCTTTATAGAGGCTGACATACGCGCAATCTCCTTTCTGATTTTGGCCTGCGGCGGGGCGGGTGGCGGCCCGCCCCGCTTGGATGGTTCAGATCAGAAGGGTTCGGTTTTGGAGTCTGCGTTGTCAGCCTCGTCTACGTTATAGTCTTCTGCAACAACTTCTACTGCCCTAAGCAGTGGCTTCATTTCAGCAATAAATTGCTTCAGCGCAGGAATTTTGTCTGGAGGAACATCGCCAATTTTTGTAAAGACTGCTCTGCTGAATGTAATCCCATCAGCATTAACCGCTTTTTCCAATTTAATTTTGGTAATGACAGCCCAGTAGGGTTTCTTGGCCTTGCTTGTCAGTCTAAGCATGTAACTATTTAAATTAGCAAGACTAGTTGGTGGAAGAGCTACTACTAGGGGCAAAACTTCATTAGGCGGTAGGATGTAAACCCTGTGAAGGTTTTTGCATGCTTTTCCGCGGCCATTTTTGTCGCTTCCCCACTGATTATAAGGACATCGCATGCAATCTCCGCCCGGGTCTCCAACACCGTGACGTCCATCCATCGCGACGCAGGCGGGGGGGTTCTTAGCGCCAGTGAACTTATCCGGCCAGTAGGCGTTTACGGGGTGCCTGTCGAGTATTACCCCGACGATTTCTGATACAGGCTTGAGATCTCCGTTCTCATCAGTAATTTCAAAGCTAAGCCCTCCACCGGCAGGTATTCGGATCCGCTCAAACTGAACCTTAATATCGCTGAGGTTGTCTTTCATAATTTCGCGTAGTTCTGGTTGCTCTATGGCTACTATTGAGAAACTTTGGGGTTGTGCCTGTTGGATTTTAGTCGCCATTTAAAACGCCTCCTTCGGGTTCTGTCCGTTTATTTCAAATCGACTCTTCTCAAGATCTGCCAGTTCCGAAATCACTCCCAGCTCCCCGGCGATGAGTCTGGCAACTATTCTGGCAGATTGATACTCATCGAGGAGCATCTGAAGCGTGTCCTGCGCCTCGTAAAAGGCTGCCTCTGCTTCGGCAACTTTCCCAGCAACCTGAAGATACCGCGGGTCTGTGTTCTTTCGCCGAAGCAATTCAGCAGATCGGGCCTCGGCATTCGAATACTTGGGTTTGCCTTTCTCATTAGTTTCAACCGAAATCGCTAGGATGAGTTCCGCCTCCAGAGTTGCCCGCTCCAACTCCGCGTCCTTCCACGCTTTTTTAGCCTGGTTGACTTCTTGCCGAGCTTCTTTAATTCGTTTTGGGTATTCCATGAGGCTGTGACGCAAATTTTCAGTGTTGTAACTGTCCAAAATTGTTCTGGCCGCTTGGTTGCCCAATTTAGTTGCTGGTAGAGCCATTATTTTTGCCTCCTTCATCTGGAATCGGCAATTTATTTAGTTCGTCGTTCGCCGCCAATGAGCAAATTCTTGCAGATCCTATTTCGCATGACAATTTCCAAGGGAAGATATCTGACGAATGTTTGCATAGCCGCTCGATTGGTAGGTATCGGAAAGCCGTTGGATGAACATATATCGCGATTTCACCGTCTGAACCAAGGTAATTCACCGAATACATTTCGACGGCTTTTTCCAACTCTTCCATGACGTATTGCAGCACATTTACCAGTGTTTCTAGCCTGCGAATCTTGTCGTTTTCAACGCTGTTTGATACACTGAACTTGGTGGGCTGCTCTTTCGAGAGCAGCATTTCTGTTTTTATGACTGCGTTCACGCTACCCCTCCTCCCTGAACCTGAGTGAGAATCCGCCTGATTTTGTCTTGCATTGCGGCTCGGTTGAGGCGGCGTTGGATCCGTGCAGCATCCCGGGCTACGGTCATTCCTTTGAACGCCGCTTTTAGGATTTCGCGGTGGGCGAATTCTTTGAATCCTCGTACTGTTCCGATGTAAACAATGCCTTTCAATCAAATCTCCTCCTTTCAAATGGCTAGAAAGAAACCTTTAAGAATCATGAACAGAAAGGCTGTTATTACAAGCGCCGCTAAGGGTCTGAGCCAGAGAAGCATTCGCTCGGCTCTTTTGACTGCGGCCATTTCGCGCAGAAGAATTTTGGTCGCATCTAGAACTCCCGAATCGTCGTAGGCTTGGTCTAAAATCTTCAAAGCCCTATCCATGGTCCGGCGGACTCTTGGATGATTGGTTGCATCCCTCGTAGATTCTAAGACTGCCTTGATTTCTGGCTTTGAAACGCTCACGCTACTTCACGCTCCTTTGCGCTCGACTTCTACGATCTGTCCATAGTAACCGTCTACAATGGGCCAACCGCCTTCTAATACCGCCCGAATATATCGAGCGTGTGTCCGATTCAGCTTCTCCACGACTTTCTTGCCGGTTTTAGGATCCACATCACCCACCCGAATTTTTTCAATTGGGATGCGAATTTTCATGCTGCTTCCTCCTTTCTGACATAACCTTTAGCCCTGAGTTCGCTCAAATGATCCCGGTAAACCTGGGCCATCGAAATGCCGTAAGTCCTACAGAGGATGCCTACGCAGACTTGGCAAGCTGTTTGGGCCTCTACGACTTCATGTAAGGCTTGAAGCACCTGTTGCTTGCCTTCTGCGTTAAGGTCTGCGGCAGTTTTGGCATTTGCAAGGACTTTGGCTTTCATGAGGGCCTCAATGGCCTCAGACATTTCCTCAACTGTTTTGTCTCGCACAGAGGCTCTATGCAGATCGACTTTATCGCCGTTCAGCCACGGACTTGCTACCCCACCTGTAACTTGGGCCTGCAAAGCTGCGTAGAGTTCCGGATCATCCAACATGGTCGCAACTTTTGGCGATACATCCTTGGGGAGCTTTCTACGTCCATTCTCGATTGCACTAATAGTTTTGTGGCTCAAGTAGCACATATCGCCAACAGCGCGCTGGTTGAGTCCTTTCGCCTCACGTGCCTTTTTAAGGGCTGTAGACACTCCCAATCTTTTCACCTCCTTTCTGGAGAAATCAGGGAATTTAGGTCTACAGTGTTTAGCGCTATTCTGTTATCAAGGACCAAAGTTCAAGTTTTCCGTTGTCGCTCTAACGTGCATTCCGTCTGATTAACCGAGTTGAAACAAGTCGTTGGTGGTGATGCGATTTCGCCCATTTATCCAACTCGTCGCGGTGAAACCTGAGATACCGGCCTACGTGAAAGTGCGGTATCTCATCCCGCGCGGCGAGTTCGTAAAGGAGGTCTGCACCGACGCCGAGATATTGGGATGCTTGGGGTACGTTCATGATTGGTGAGTTTTCGCTGGGTTTAGGCATTGGCGGAGACCTCCTTTGCCTTTGCGTGACACCGATTAGCAACACTTAGGTCAAAAAAATATTCCAGAGGTTCTTCAGGAAATGCAGTCTTCAATGCTGCAATAAAGGCTGAACTTGGGGTCCGCTTTTGTCTTAGAATTCGGGAAACTGAGGTCCTAGATACACCCATTTTTCTCGCTAAATCTGCTTGTGTTAGGCCTTTAGTTTCCATCAGTTGTTTTAGTCGTTCTGGGTTAAATCGGTTCATGGTATCGCCTCCTGTTGCCTATCGGTGACACTTATATTATAGAGAAGGTGTTGCTACATGTCAACATTTTTTAAACGAAAATTTTTCGCGCTTGTTGCCATCTGGCAATCATTCAAGATACACTGATACTGTGCAAACTAATATCCAAGGGGTAGATAACGTGAGTTTGAGCGAATTTATTCGTGCTGTCAGAAAACAGAGAGGGCTTAGTCAACGTCAATTATCATTATTGTCCGGTATCAGCAATAGTGAAATCTCCCGTATTGAGGCGGGCGAGCGAAAAAATCCTTCGCCTGATGTGTTAAAGGCCTTGTCCAAGCCCCTTGGAGTTGCTTATGAGGAACTAATGAAAGTAGCAGGATACCTGAATACAAATAATCTGAAAGAAACCCAAAACGCACGCCCCCTCCCCTCCTGGGTCTACAAGCTCCCACCCGACATGCAAAAATTCGTCGAAGAGGAGAGCAAGCATGGCTGGCCGTACCTGAGGTTGGCTAGGGGATTGAAGATGAAGGATCTGTCGCCGGCGGAATTAGAGGCCATTGTGGAAACATGGATGGATGCTAAGAGAAGGTATGAGAGGGAATTTGGAAAGAAACCTGAGACATAGTATAATGAGGCCAGGAGGTTAAATGTAATGATGAAAAAAGAACCTCGAACAAACTCCTGGTCTTTCCTTAAACTGATTACGAGAGAGCAAAGGACGGCGGAAATTGCTCGTAAGCAAATGGAAAGGAAGTTTAAAGAAACATGGAATCGATGGGGAACTGGGAGGAAGCTGAAACAAAAATAAGACTCTTAGATTTTTTGTATCAAGATAAATCAAGAATTGCTTCGTTTTATGCACAATTATTCTCTGGCAATCTAATTGCAGTAACTAAGTATCAAGAACAAACCAAGACAAAGGAAACAGGTCTCACAGGTAAAGCAGCTATACTAGAAGCTTTTAAGCAAACATGCGAATCAAACACCAATCAAATCATAGAGCAGATTGAACCTCACGATTATTCAAGTTTACTCCTGCTTTCTGAACTAGGAATCGAGCCATCTAACATTATTTGCAAAGAAATGCTTGGTAAAGTAGTTCTCTTAAAAGGCAGTCTTAAGATCAGGAATTACACAACGCTTAAGAAAATCTTGCCACGCGTACTACAAAGCGGTTTGCTTGACAACGAAATTGCGGGGCTTCCCTTGGCAGAGCTTAAATCTTCAAAGAAACAAAAAGAATTTAAACGCTTTATTTCTGCTATGTTTGATATAGTTCCTTATGGTCTCGAGATGGAAATTATCAGCGGAGGGAACTCAGCATTCGGTCCAGTAAAACCCGAGTGTTTCACTCAATCTCCTGATGATATTCTCAGAACCTATGGAGAGGCTTTGGGTGATGGTTGGTTTGTCTTGGGAATACTTGACCAGCAATCTCAAATAACTAAAAGCGCACCTCAAGGATTACGTGGGGCAATAGACGATATCAGCAAAGCAATTAGAGCGGTTTATGCTCCACAAGTTGAATATATTATTACTCCAATTTTGATCTACCGGGAAGTTACGATTTAAGTCTGTGCCAATACATTAATTTACCTGCTGCAACGCTTTAAACTCCCTGCTTTGTCTGCATAGACCAGATTTGATCATTTGCAGCATTCTTGTTAGTATGTATTCGAACGCATGTTCGGAGGTTTCTTGCTATGGGCACGATAATTGCCAATCTCAAAATAAAATCCTACCCTATAGACGTATTCACTTTGGCCAGAAACCAGGGTATCGAGATCAGAAAGAAACCGCTACCTGACAAAATATCGGGTATTCTACACAAATTCCCCGGTCGGTCCTACCTCTACTTGAACACAAATCACTGCATCGAACGCCAACGCTTCACTGTCGCTCATGAACTCGTTCATCATTTCCTAGATCCAGCCGGTACATATCTCGCCCGTGACGGCATTTGGACTCTCCGCGAGCGCCGTGCCAACCGCTGCGCCGCAGAAATCCTCATGCCGGAAGCGGAGGTTTTGAGGTGCCTGGAGCGAAATATGTCTACCGGAGACATGCTCCGGCATTTTGGGGTGTCAGAACAGGCGATGAGGCTGAGGTTAGATGAAGTAAAGTGTGATTAGAATGGCAGACTAAAAACGGAAAGGAGGGATAATTTGAGAGGACATCTTGAGAAACGGTATAAAAGCTCCTGGACCATCGTCATTGACTTGGGCCGGGATCCAGCCACTGGCAAACAGAAGAGGATCTACCGGTCGGTTAAATGTAACAAGAAACAGGCGGAGCAAGAGATGCAGAGATTGATGGCTGAATTGCAGCAAGGTATTTATGTTTCGCCACAGAAGATCACTTTGGCCGAGTATTTACGGCAGTGGTTAGAGGTATCTTGTGTCCCAAGACTCGCGGACAAAACAGTTCAAGGATACAGGACAAATATCGAAAAACACATCATCCCAAACATTGGCCAGTTGCTCTTGTCCAAAGTTCAGCCGCTGCACCTCCAAACGTTATATACAAAACTACTCGAGTCTGGGCTAAAAGCAAGAACAGTAGAACTAGTTCATGTTACTCTTCATGCAGCTTTAAAGCAAGCCGTTAAATGGCAGATGGTCCCAAAGAATGTTGCAGATGCTGTTGAACCACCCAAACTTCAACGTCACGAATTTAGAGTCTTAACTCCGGAAGAAGCAGAAACCCTTCTACGAGAAGCCTCCAATTCCCCAATAGAAAACCTGATTCTCATGGCTCTGCATACAGGGCTCCGTCGCGGAGAACTACTTGCCCTAAAATGGGACGATATAGACTTCGCCAGGGGCGTGGTACGTGTCGAGAGGGCCTTAGTCAAGGTTAAGGGGAAGGTGGTCTTCAAGCCTCCTAAAACCCAACGTAGCAGGCGGACTGTGCCCCTCGATGACGAGGTTCTGGCCATGCTCAAGAATCTACGGCAGAGGAATCCTCACGATTTAGTTTTCTGTCGTCAGGACGGTTCACCTCTGGACCCGTCGACCGTAAGCCACCAGTTTGCTCGGGTAGCCAAGAGAGCAGGTTTCCCCGGGTTGCGTTTCCACGACCAGCGTCACACCTATGCCACGATCGCTCTTACTGAAGGTGTGCCTATGAAGGTGGTTCAAGAACTCCTTGGACACCAGGCGCTAAGTACTACCGCCGACATCTACACCCACGTTACTGACCGTTTGAGAGAAGAAGCCACCAAGACTATCAGCCAAGCTTTCAAGAGAGCAAAAGAATTAAATGAGCGACGATTTAGCGACGGTTGCCATCTGAGTCTGGTTAAGTAG